TTCCTCTTGCATGGTGTGGATATTGAAGCGTTCGCCAACCTGCTCAATGGTTACTGGCTCACCCTTCTTAATGACCAACCAAAGAATCTTGCGGATTACTGTGAAGCGACTTAAATCAACCTTGTCAAGTGGACCGAATTCTTCCTCTAAATCGGCAAGATCGTTAAGATTGAGGGCCTTACCACCCTTGAGTTCAACTAGATTTCCCATTGCTCTCCCGTCGCAGCCTACTGCTGCTCTTTACATTTATGCCCGACCAGACGACTTTTGTCGTACTTTGGTGGGGGCGGGTACAGTATACCCTGATTTGATCCCAGTTGTGAAGACTAGGAATCTTTCTTATGGGCTGAGAGCCGAAGCCCCCAGCCCATAAGATTAAAGCCAAAAGGCCTTAATTACGCCTCAATGAGGCAGATGGTCGGCTCCGCCGATCCACCGGTCGTCACGAGGAGTGACGTGTCCACGACCGCCATGAAGTCAACATCTTGGACGATGATGTCTTCTCGGGTGAACGGAATGTTCAGGCTCATCGTGTACGCCTTTGGCAAGTGGATCTTGACCGTCTTGGACGAGTCATCGGTCCTCTGGTGCGTGAAGCGGACATAGAGCGGGCGTGGGAGACCGGCTCCTGCCGTGGTCGCCTGCCCCGAGCCACCGTCAACGTCTGGATCAAACACGAACGAGCTAGGCTCGGCTGTGCTGATAAACGAAGCGGTTCCGTTGCTATTGAAGAAGTTTTTGAGTGAGTTAACGTTCAACTCAACTTGTCGGGCTCGCGCCTCAACCTTCCCGCCGAAGTGTGCCTTCATAATCGGGAAATTGAACTGACCGTAGAACTCGCGCTCCTGATAATTGATGTCAAACTCGACATCGCCAGCGATCTGGCCAATCGAGAACACGGATGTGTAGCCACCAGAGGCGGACGTAAAGTAGCTTGACGTCCCCTTCGCGCGACCGCTCACCCAGTAAGCGACTTCCAGTACGCCAGAACCAAGCGTAAGCATGTTTCTGTGCTCCTTGCTTTAAGACTTAATTAGGTTGTACCGAATGATTCTTCGGTATTCAAGTGCCTCATCGTCGTACCCATCCGCTTCATATACTTTGGAGCAGAGATGTACTACGACACCATTAGGACCCGAAAGCCGCTTTCGGTTTATCAGCGTGTCAACCCGAGCAGAGATCGTATTCAGCTCAGTAGTGCTAGCCCCACTGGAGATGAGGACATCTACTGTTGGACGATCTACTGGCAGACCAACATCCGCTGAGCCGCTAAGCACAGCAATCCGAATCGCCGGCAAGGTGCTCTTGCCGACATGGGTAATGGGGTACACCTTCTTATCCGTGTTTGAGCCCGAGAGAAGCCCCTGGAGCGTGGCATCCCCACTCAGCGCGGTAAAGAACGATTCGTACACACCAACCATAGGCATACTTTACGCGTATTTGTTAAGGCAGCCAATAGACCGCCGATCTACGCAGAACCGCTATCTATGGACATTTTTCTTTGTTACGGTAACAATGCACCGATGGCAGCAGCCAAGATTCCAGCCGACTTGCACACCTCCCAAGAGGAGGCTGTTGCGCTTTCCTACTGGAGGGGGCATATGGACGCAAAGATGGACGACTTGACACGAAGGGTTAGCAGCATTGAGGACAAGATTAATACGATTCACGAAGACGTCCAGAAGATCGTGCTGAGCCTTGAGAAGCGGGATGCAGCCGACACACAGGTTAAGGGCATCCTTCGCTGGATAGCCCCCGACTCCGCAGCCGCTATTGCCATCGCGGTGGCCCTCATCGCAGTTGCCCTGAGGTTCATCCCCTAATCCACATTTCCACATTATTGTTGTGGACAGAACGCTGTTTGATGTTGTATACTGTTGTCCATTGAGACAACTAGTGCCTAACCCGTAGCCGGGCTGGGTCAGGGAGGTTCAATGATAAGCAGGGCAAGCGCCCTTGAAGAGCTGCGAAGGATGCAGTCGTTTAAACCTCGCGGAGCAAAGTGCACCGCCGGTCTTGTTACAAAAATATTGCAGGGTGAAGATCAAGCAGCCTTTCTTGAGGCGCTTGTAGATAAAACCATTGACGCCAGCACCATTAGTGTTTGGCTTGACCGTAAGGGTCACAAGGTGAGGCGACACACCCTTGCTCGCCACCGACGAGGGGAGTGTGCCTGCAGTGAGTGAGTTAGACGAACTGAAAGCAATACAAAGCGAGAAATCAGAAACAAAGCGTTCAGCACGCAAGCACCCAGAGGGATGGGAGCCTGGGATTACATGGAATGGCAATGAAGGAACAGTCACGACGACTGGTATGCCAGCAGAGAATGCCCCAGACTGGGACGCTGTATTAAAAGTTTGGGGGCTTGACCCAGCAAACTTTGAAGTCGTAGAGCCAGTTCTTTTCAATGTCTGGGGAGACACCCTCGGCGTGCTCAACAGGCAGTGGAAGGGCAAGGTTGTTCGCAAGGGTGTAGAGCGTGGCGTTGACCTGAATGACCTGATTGATGAAATAAAAAGTCATAAGACGCGAAAAGTCACGACGTTTGATGGCGACACTGCACTTGTTGTGGGAATCTCAGACATGCAGATGGGCAAGGGTGAGGGCGGTGGATCTGAGGGTATCGTCCGAAGATTCTTGGCTGGTATCAACGAGGTTGAGCATCGCTGGAAAGAACTGATCAAGATTGGCAGGAAGCTAGATCGCCTCATAGTTTTGGGGCTTGGTGACCTCATTGAATCCTGCGACGGGCACTACGCCATGCAAACCTTCCAAAACGATCTTGATCGGCGAGAGCAGGTCAAGGTCGTGCGAAGACTTCTAGTCAGGGCACTAACCTCGTGGGCGAAGATTGCCCCGAGAGTCGTGGTTGCCTCGGTTCCGGGGAACCATGGAGAGAACCGACGGAATGGAAAGGCCTACACCTCATTCAGCGACAACGACGATGTTGCGGTGTTTGAGCAGGTTGCAGAGATTCTCGCTGCTAACCCAGAGGTTTATGGAAACGTAACATTTATGTTTTCGCAGGACGAACTTACGCTAACGATGGATGTTCACGGCACAATCCTTGGGCTTGCTCACGGGCATCAAGCCCGTCGGGGTGGTGCGGTATCTGCCGCAAAGATCAAGGCATGGTGGAAGGATCAGGCATACGGGATGCAAAGGGTTGCTGATGCAACAGTTCTGGTGACTGGTCACTATCATCACCTTTCAGTTCTTACCGAGGGGATCAGGACGCACATCCAGGCACCGTCTCTCGACGGTGGATCACAGTGGTTCACCGAGACGGCTGGTGTAAAGTCAGCGCCGGGGCTTCTCACCTTCACGATCAGCCAGCGCGGGTGGGATGACCTGCGGGTTCTTCCCTGCATTACCGAGAGCGCTTAACGCTACTCGCAATATGTTTTTGAAGGGCCTTGCCGTATAGCGCGGCAAGGTCCTTCCCAAGGCTCTTAAGGGTCTTCTGCAGCGTAAAATATTGAATACCCTCCTCAAAGAACCCATATAGTTCTTCTGGGTATTTAAAATATGGTTTTCCAGAATATTGGTCTATCGGATCTCCGCCATACAAGACCCGCATTGTTCCGTCTCTAGCAACTTGTTGCTGATAAATGCTGTATGGTGCGCCATCCTTAACCAGCGATCTTTGCAGGGTCCCAGTTTTAACCGGCGTCCCAAGACCAAATCCACCCTTGCTCCTGCCATCCTTGCCTCGTGGTCTGGTTTTTCTAAATATAGTTGCTAGGCTTGTTCCATACCGCCTGTGATAAATCGCTGACCTAATCATGTCAAAGCCCCGACCCTGAAGCTTTACAAGGGCAGCCTTCGCCCGCTTGGTTTCAACTGCTTTTGCCAACGCACGAAGTGCAGCCATCGCCTCGTTAATTCCAGACAAACCAGCAGTGCGACTTCCGCGACCAATGGTCCTGTAGGCCATTAGCGCTCTACCCGCTCAGCCCTGACGATGACATGGTGCTTGAGGCTCTCCTGCTCGATTCCGATTACCGTATATGAATAACCGTCTGCAGTAAGGACATCTGTCTGGCTGGGGCGATCTGTGCCAGTCAGAAATGGCAACCAAAAGCGATAGACCTGCCGCTCAATTGATCCGGTCCCCGTCCGGTCGTACGATCCCTGCTGTTGCTGGTAGTGACCCTTCTTCGTCCACACGGTAGAAGTTGTGATTGTTGGAGTTCCGTCGGCGGCGTGTCCGGTTTGCCCCTTCCGAGTGAGTGTGACGTTTGTAGCAAACCCTGGCAGCGCCATTAGCGCACCGAGATAAACCGATAAGGATCAAGAATGGTGCATGCAGCAGATGGAACCTGCAAGACACTTGCACCACTAGCCGGTTTGTCGGAATACATCTCCATCTCTCCAACGCGTAGTCGTGAAAGACCGGTCAGCCCCTGCTTCGCAAGGCTGTCTCTTGCAATCATGTCAACTGCGGTAAGTGCAACAGCATCCTTTATGTCTGTGGGCGTGTATTGATAACCGTGGGTATAAGTGATTTGAGCCACAGGCTCAATAAGCCCAAGGGCTACAATCGCTGGGAATAGCGAGTAAGTCACGTTTGCAAGGCTCGTGATCTCTACATACCCACGGTCAGCATTGATGTAAATATCATTGACTGTAAACGCTGCATTCTGCTGATTGCTCACATAGACGACGAATGAACTGACGGCAACAATCGGTTTTTCTCGGGGGTATACGCGACGACTCTTCTGATTCCAGACGTGGCGCTCAGTTGTTTGGCGATACTGGAAGGAATAGCCGACATAGGCATCAACAAGTCTGGATGCAGTTCCAATAAACGAGTCAATCGCGGCATCGGTGAGGGCAGTGCCAGAGGCGTCGGTGAGATCGCCAAGTTGATAGTCTCTGAATTCCTCAGCGGTCAGATATCCAAGGGTTTTCCCACGGGTCGTGGTATAGGCGCTTGCCGCGCTTGTGGAGCTGTTGAAGAGGCGATAGGTGTGGAAATGGCCCTCTGCGGCCCCCTCGTCGTCGTACTGGTATGTGCTTACGGTTGGAACAAGGGTCACAACCTGACCAAGGTTTGCCCACGTTCCTGTCTTGGCGTCGGCATCTGCCTTGGTGCTTGCCCTGCCGATCTCAATCTTGTTATAGGAAGCGATCTGCGTGGCGATATCTGTGACTGGGATCTGTACTCTGATCATGCCTTGATTGTCGCGCGAATGACCCCTTTAGTCTACCCCTTTTTGATCTACCACTATGCTAGAATCTGGGCACAGGGAGGTTCAATGGGCAAAAAGGCTAGAGAGAATCGAGAGCGCCAGATCGCCGAGGAACAAGCCGCAGCTAGCCAAGATCTTCCGAAGGTCTGGGTATCCACGCCGTCCCTAGACGGGAATATGTCGTGGGGGTATACAAAAACTGTTCTTGACATTCAGCGTGCATGCTCTAAGTTTGGGCTGAAGTTTGGATGGCGAATTGTTTGGGGAAATTCAATCCTCCCGCTGGCACGCAACAGGATTGTGCAGCAGTTTATGTCAACAGGATATGACTTTCTTGTCATGCTTGATGGCGATATTGAGGTTGATGCCAAGGACATCATGGGGGCAGTTCTTAGCGGCAAACAGTTTGTTGCAATCCCGTGCTCAAAGCGTGCAATGAACTTTGACCGCCTGCAGCAATTTACACTTGCTGCAGGAAAAGACGTTCCGTCACACTTCCTATCGTCTTACTTCTGCCCGCCAAACTTCATTGTAGGAGAGGATTCAACGAAGGATCTTGATCAGATAGCAACGGATCTTAATCTCGTGCGGGCAGAGAAGGTTGGAACTGGATGTGTGATTCTACACCGATCAGTATTTGAGAAGTTCCAAGAAGCATTCCCAGGCAGGGCTTATCTTGAGCCAAATATGGAAGCAAAGGACCCCAAAAAGGCGGCTCCAATACAGACCTTTGAATATTTCCGTTACAGCAAGGATGCGGAGGGGTTCTTCATCGGCGAGGATTACACTTTCTGCGAGGACTGGAAAGGGCTTGGCGGAGAAATCTGGCTCAAGGTTGATGCGATCACAAGGCACTATGGCCTTACTCACTTCTCATGGGATGCCGCCGCCCTGCAGCCAGTAAGCGTCAACTTTGACGGCGAGGCCGAGTAGTCCTTTTGCAACCGAGGTTGTAAGCCTCGTTTAAATTCTTCCTGTGGATGATGGCGATACCATTCTTAAAGTGGTAGCTAGTGCCATCTGGGAATACGATGTTGCCCTCCAGCGGACCCTGTACCTGCACCTTCTGAAATGGGTCGTATCTCTCTACCGCTTGGCGCAAAATCTTCTTAGCCAGTTTATAGGGGTCTGTGGGATTTGTCATATTCAGATGCTAACAGGAAGGGGTCGGGCTTTCGCCCGACCCCTTCCCAGATCAATCGTCAATTGACGATTAGACCGTTACGCGAACCTTCGCGTTGAACTGCGGACCCTTGTTCGCAAGACCAAACATCACATACATGATGTAGAGGCGCGAAAGGGCACCGGCGACCCCAACAGGGATCTCAAGGGTCGTGATGCTATCCGCACCAAGGTACGGCATGCTCCACGTGTCCTCGTCCACGATATACATATCGCGGTAGTTCGCGGTCGTTGGTGAGGTGACGGTGTACGAGCCGATTGCATCGCCAGCGACCGCAAGGAGCGGCAGGGAGCCAGCAGCCGTAACGACCGAGCCGAACGTCGCACCTGCGGCCTGATCGGCCTGTGCAGGGGCGTTGTAACGGACAAGGTTCGTCAACTCATTGACGAGACCAGCGTAATCCGTTGGCGAGCATAGGATCGCCGACGGGTTTCCGCCGTTATCAAGCACCGAGGCAACAGCGGTGTTGATGGTCGCGAGATAGGCAGCGGTGCCCTTCGTCGCGATTACACCAGAACCAGCGGCTGTCCCGAGGAGCTTGCGAAGACCATCAAACCCGTTCGCATCGTATGCGCCGAGCTCAGCGGTTGCGGCTGCACCAGTGACGGTGGTCGCGTTACCCTGGAAGAGGGTCTTCTGAAGCTTGTGCGCAATGGCAGTGACGCCACCGGCAAGTTCAGATGAAAGACCATTGAATGGCGAGCCACCCTGTGTAAGGGCGAACTGGCTCTTCAGCGTGATTCCTCGGCGGGTAGCAAGCACGGCGACATTGGTCGTCTGGCGTACATACGTGTTGGAATCATCGGTCACGGTGCCGGTCTCCGTCTGGAAGACGGCGTCACCGTAAGCGGTCTGCTGGTTGAACGCGTGCACGAGGCCGTTTGCAGGCTCCTTGCGGATGCGCTCAAAGAATGGGAAGCGCTTTACAAACAGCGAATAAAGGATTGGCTCAAGGTCCTGTCGGATAAGAGCCGTTCCGCCGCTGCTGTCCAGCAACTTCGTGATGTTCGGATTCGCTGTCGCAAGTCGGTTAAGGATATCGGCCGAAGCCTGCTTCCCCGTCTCGCGACCGGCCTGGATGTCCAGAGCCTCACCGAGTTCAGCCGTGTTCATCTTTGAGAACTTCTTGCGAAGTTCGCGCTGAACGGCATATGCCTCGGCGACGTTGAGATCATCGCCAGCCTCGCGGCCGACGATTGCGGTGTCGTTCAAGGAATCAAGTCCCTTCTGAACGTCCTGCAGCTTCTCTCGAAGTGCGTCGCTCATGTTTTTTACTCCTGTGCGTCAAGAAGACGCGCGATGAACGGGTCAAGCCACGGGGCCTTCTCACCGTTCGTTGATTTTTCCGAATTGATTGCTACTTGCTTTCGGCCCATTGGGACGTTGATCATGCGACCAACTAGATCCAGAGCCCTAGCAAGTTCTCCCTCGACCTTGGCCTTCTCCGCAGACAGTTCGGTAACCACGGACTTAACCGCAACGACCTCCTGCTGCGCAGCAATGGCTGCATCGAGCGCCGACTTGGCGATGGCAGCGACTTCCTCCAGAGAAGTAGCGGCAACATCTTCGGCAACCACATCTGAGGAGGCTTTGGCAGCAACCTCAGCAGGGGCTTCCTGAACGACCTCAAGGGTCACTTCAGAATCAGAAATTGGGGCCTCTTCCACCACTGGTTCGCCGTCCTTCTGGACGCCAAGACCAGCAAGAACCGCTTCACGGTCCTCATCGGTGAGATCGGCAAGAATCCCGTTGATGCCATTAAGGACCTCAGCGCTGACGCCACTCTTGTAGCGAGAGCTCTTTTCCCCATCGGCAACAGGAGCCTTGGGCTCCTCAGCGGGCTTCGGTGCGGGCGCTGGCTCAGGAGCCGGCGCTGGTGTGGGAGTTGGTGCGGGAGCTGGGGCTGGCTCAACAGCCTTCTCCACGATCTCCTCTGTTGCGACGGAAGCCTGGATCGCCTCAGGGGCGTCTTCCTCCTCCGTCTTCTCCGCCACATCGGCAGGAGCGGCAGGTTCAGCAGCTGGCTTCTCACCTTCGGTGCTGACAGTTACAGTCACGCGGGTCTTCTTTTCCGCGTCAACGACCTCATCCGCAGTGGCGGTCTCAACGACCTCCTCAGCGACGAGATCCTTCTCGGTCTCGGACATTTCTGTCTCCTCGTCTTCCTCCGCCTCAACGGGCGGATTGCTTCGGGTGAGTGCGCTGAACTTTACAGCAACATACACACCAGTTTCTTCCCAGTCTTCGCCCTGCGGGGCGTAGACGCAGATAATTGCCACCGGTTCTTCCGGTGAGGCATCAATTGGCATATCGGAACCAGGCAGGGAAACTGTTCCCGCGATGACGATTTCATCAACCTCACCATATCCTTTTTGACTGCCGATATTCCAATTTACGTAATCTCCAACCTCTAGTTGACCAGCAGCAGCCTTAATCTCGCTTTTCTTTCCAGAATAGCGCGGATGCCCAGGGTTCAAGAGGTCGTTGTCTGAAGTGTATTTAGGGTTCGCTGGCTTACCTCTTCGAGCAAGAACAAGGAAGGCATTTACTCGCGCCATTGACCATGCTGCTCGGCTGACGCCAGGGCGGTGACTGGTTGAGTATGCGCCAGAACCGCGACGATACACAGATCGCAGGGCGCCGACCCTCACCCTTGTCCAGCTTGGGCGGTCGTCCTCTTTCATCGCAGCATTGTGCTCATTCGCTTTATTTTGAAGAGCTTTTCTAGTAGCGCTGCTGAGAGAAATCCTGCCACCCTGACCAGATGCAGATCCTGGAGGATTTCTATCGCTTCCAACTCTCTGATCACTCGCTGGGGCGGGAGCATCTGCTTTATCAAGCGAGTTATCAAAATAATCTTCTGCAATCTCGTCCTCGTCAGATTTCTCAGACTGCCTAATGCTTTTTAAGGCGCTTTGGAGATATGAGCGCTGATTGGCTGGAATGCCAACGACGGAAGTCTCAAGGAGCTTAACGCTCTCAATGACGTAGGTGTCTTCGCCGTCCGCGCCCTTCTTCTTGGAAACCTTATCAACCTTGGCTCCAATGGAAAGGCCGAGCTTGACGCCGCGCTTGATAGCACGGTAGGTCTTCATGGCAAGGGGGTTCTCGTCTTCGCCGACAACGCGGACATCAATATCGAGGTCGTAGACCTCTTGCTCGGTTTCCCTGTCAAGGCGCTTTACAATGCGCGCATCAGTTACTGAACCAAAGAGGTCGTCAGGAACATTGTAGTTGTGGTTAAGGAAGACCGTCATGTTCTTTTTTGCGGTTTCTTCCATTGATTTAAGCGCCGAAAGTGTCATTTCGTCGCCGTGAAGGTCTCGGATTGTTGATGAGGTCGTCCCGCGAACGTACAGGTCACCGTTCTCGGCGGTATAAGCCTTCAACGCACTCGTATAAAGTTTAAAGTCCACGGAGCCTCCGTTGCTATATTGACTTTACCAATAATTAACCGAGGGTTTACCTGAGTCAAGAGGTGATGTTTCTACCACCTTTTGGCGCATTTACCGAACCCTTTCGGGATAATACACCAGATTGTAACATATCGTGCTTGCCTGTACGATCTGCGGGTAAGACTCCTTAACTGAACCTAAACTAAATCTTAACATTCGTGCTATAATCAAGCCATGTCGCAGTGCTCGCTATGCAGTGAAATTAACTACTCTGGCGATCAGATCAAGGATCTGGCTAGGGCGCTGATCCGACTCCAGCGACAGATTCAGCCGGTCATAGAGTCCTATGAGAGGGGTAGAAGGTCCCACCCGCGATGCGCCTCCTGCGGCATCCTCGCTGGCTCTGAGCACATTGTGACCGAGTTGGTCCCAGAACCCATGATCCCCAGGGCTCGTGGGCAGAAGCGGTACAATGTCTGCCACTGGTGCTATGCCGACCTTCACAAGAGCCGACAGAGCGTCCCGCAGCGTCGGAAGATTGCCATCCAGGTGGATGAGATGCTGAAGGGGGAGGACGAGGAGACAGCAGACACAGATATTGACAGCATCATGCGAGCCATTCACAATGAGCTTGCAATATTTGGCAGTGCAGCCACTCACCGCAGGCCGGAGCCTGGGGCGATTGACCCAGTTGAGGACATAGACCCAGAAGATGCTGATTCCTGGCGTTGATTCAACGATTGAGGTTCAGTTCACAGACGGAACTTTCGTCGTGCCAATACACTGGACGAAGGCCCTTAACAAGAGAACTATAAATTATGTCAATGGACGACGTGTAGTGGATTGCACCATTGACGAAATGCGTAAATTTGTCAATACTGACGCAGTGGATACCATTTGGTTCAATGCGATCAGGAAACAGCGTAGCGGAAGGTAGTCATGGCAGAACAGCGATCTATCCTGCAGCGTATCTTTGGGGGCGCAGCTCGGGCGACAACCGAAAAGGCGACACCGTCGCTTGTTCCAGACGCCGGTCCATATGCTCGCGGCGCCTATGGTTTAAACACCGTCACCAAGATGAGTACCGAGCAACTGCGCCGATGGTCGCGCCACAATCCTTGGATTCGTGCAGCAGTAAACCTTCGCCGACAACAGATCAGCCGAGCAAAGTGGGACATTGTTACCACCGATGCTGGAGATATTGCAGATCCGCGAACCGTACAAAAACTGCGCGATCTGCTACGACGACCAAACCCAAGGGGCGACTCTTGGCGCTCATTCATTGAGCCAGTAATTGAGGACATCCTTGTCCTAGATCAGGGTGCGATTGAGGTTGAGAAAAAGGTTGGCTCTCGCGTTGGGGCAGATCCAATTGCCTACCTTTGGAACAAGGATGCGGCACGAATTGCTTTTGACACAACTTGGGACGGTCGCGATGAAAGCAAGCCGCGATACTACGAGTTGGATGGCGCGGGAAAGCAGGTTGCGACATACAAGAATGACGAGTTAGTTGTCATAATTGCAAACCCAGTTACCTACAGCCCAATCGGTCTTTCTCCACTTGAGGTTCTTGCGGAGACAATTACCGCAGACCTTGATGCTGCGGCATACAACGCAAAGGCTGTTTCTCAGGCAGCTCCACCGGGCGTTCTACACCTTGGAGAGGGAGTTCGCCCAGATCAGGTTGATTCATTCAAGGCGTATTGGGAAGCCGAAGTTGCTGGCAAGAGCCAAATTGCAATCACGGGTGGTGGCAAGGGCATGCAGTGGCTTCCACTCGCTGCTTCAAACCGCGACATGCAGTTCATGGAGTGGCAGGTTTATCTTGCCCGAAAGATCTGTGCAGTTTTTGCCGTGCAGCCACAAGACATCGGTATTTCATTTGACATCAACAAGAGCACCGCAGAAACCAATGCTGCGTTCACCTACGACAACGGAATTGTTCCGTTGGCTGAGTTGATTGCCGAGTATCTGACTCGAGAAGTGGTTGCCCGCTATGACAGGGACTTGCGTTTCGTCTTCACGGAGATTGGACGCACGGCACAGCAAACCATTGCCGAGTACAACAAGATGGCTCTTGGCGGACTGCCATGGCTACGCATCAACGATGCCCTTCGTGAGCGCGGTCAAGATGGGATTGGTCAGATCGGTGATCAAATCCTTTTCCAGACCCCGAAGGGATATGTCCCCTCAGACCGCTACGCTGAATATCTTGACACGGTTGTTTTTGGATCTAGTGCGGTCAACGAGCCGCCGACGCCGGATAGCCCAGAAGATATCGGTCCACAGAACGGCGAGGATATGCAGCCAGACCCCAGTCCCAATAACACGCCGAACCAGAATCCATCGGACCTTGAGAACAAGCTTAGGCTCACGATTGAGATTGACGAGGCGAAGTCCGCTGGTGATTCCATCATTGTTGCCGATATTCAAGGCACATTGACAGCATCGGATGACAATGATCAGGTCAACGAAGTGGTTGCAGACTATCTGCGAAGAAAGTCTGAAACGCACAGAATATTCATCGTGAGCAGCAGATCCGTGAAGCGACTGCAAGAGACCGAGGAATGGCTTGATGAAAACGACATTCCACACGATGTCGTTCATTTGAGCGATTTCCCCGCTGGTGCTGGTCTGCAGTTCAAGAAATACAGAATGTCAAAGATCCTCAAGGAAAGCGGTAGGGTCGTTGAAGCAATTGAAAACGACGCAGATACTCGTGACGCCTATCGGGCACTTGGTGTCCCGCAGGTTCACGGACCAGAAGATGTAGCAGAAAAGCACGCTGCAGCAGACTACTCAGGGATCAGCCTGAATGTCCCGTCGGCCGTAAAGTCGGAAGCAAAACGAGGACTTGATTGGCGACGAGAATTTGGTCGCGGAGGTATTGGGCCAGGTCAGACAACTGCACGTATGCTCATCAGCAACACAATGACGATTCCACGTGTGCGCAAAATGCGCGCATTCCTTGCTCGACATGAGGTTGACAAGCAGGGCGAAGGGTTTAGGCCCGGACAGCCGGGATTCCCATCCGCTGGTCGTATCGCATGGGCGCTCTGGGGCGGCGATCCTGGGGTTGCTTGGTCAAATAAGATTATGCGCCAAGTTGAGGCTCGCGAGCGAAAGAGTTAATTCGTGACGCCAGAAAAGACATATCACCCACAACCGTGCTATTTTCTTCCATGCCGAGTGATGACGGCTGAGAGGGGATCAAGAAAGAAGGGAGGTCCCGATGAGCCACGATTACTACCGAGCGTATCGAGAGGGACACGAGTACAACGGGCGCGTCGCCGATTACCTGAGAAGCAAGGGAATTGATTGCGAAGTCCCCGAACTAGAACTTGAATACGACCCTGCAAAGTGGTCAAGGTTCACCCGTAATGAAAAAGACATCATCCTTGCAAATGGAGATGTTATTGAGGTGAAGTCAATCAATCAGAACTTTGGGGACGACCCAAACTCGTGGCCGCTTGAGCGAACTATCGTTGATACATACAGTGGGTTTTACGGAAAGAAAAAACGTCCAATTGCGTATGTGTTTGTAAGCAGGAAAACCGGCAGGATGCTCGCGATGTCTGCAGAAAAACCAAGTGCTTGGTGGGTTGAGCGAAAGTACGATAAGTTTCGTCAGCGAGAAGATGATTTCATCATTGCCCCAAAGAGCATGCTGCGACCTATGAACAAGCTGGTTGAATACCTAAAGAGTCGGCAGTGAAAAGATTGAGGATCAAGCAAGCCATCCGCCACAAGGACCCAGTTACCTTAGGGGTCGCCCGCGAGGTGTTCAAAAGGGACGGTGGATGCGTTGGCCCAAAGATAGGAATGATTGGAAGGTGCGGGACGCAGTTTGGCCCATCTGACAGATTTGGGCTAGAACTGGATCACGTCAATTCTTCTGGTCTGGGCAAGAGGGGGCCATCAATCCCACAGAACCTTGTCTCATTGTGCGGTCTCCATCACAGAATGAAGACCGAGCAGTCTAGGGTCTGGCGCCCGCTGATTAACAAATATCTGAATAAGTTTTATGGTCAGGCAGAATAGACCTGCCTCCCCTTGACATGTCAATAAGAGCCCTGTATGCTTCTGGCATGAAGTTGGAAGGAGCGACCAAATGGCGAATTGCGTGAATTGCGGAAAGCAAGTCACTTCGCCTGAGGCTGCTCGATGCTGGTGGTGCAATCACAAGCATCGCTCCACTTCTGCTCTCGCATCGCTTGAAATTCGGGCTAGCGAGATTCAGGGACTAAAAGATTCTGGAATGACAATGGTAGACATCGCGAGGAAGCTCGGGATCAGCCGCCAGCGTGTGTACCAGATTCTTGGAAAGGTAAGGAAGTGACAGAAACTCAAAAGATTGAGTTGGGGCTTCGTGGTAAGTCCTGCTTTGTTATGGCACTTGAGTCGCATGAGACCGCAGGGGCCCTAGGCAAACATCAATCTGCAGAGAAGGAGGCAATTGTTCTCTCCGTCGTGGCTGATGCACACGCAATCCTAGAGGGTGCATTGGCTGACAGTGGTGAGAACCTAAGTGCTGAAGACCTGCTCTGGATCAAGCGCGGCATCAGCCTTGCCTGCGAGGAGTGGATTCGCTCTCCAGAAGACATCAACACGGTAGGTGTCTAAACTTAGTGGGCAAAAGGGGAGGGAGTGGCGCCTTATGCAGCGTGCTACCTGCGCGCACATCTGGCAGGTCATTGACGACTCTTGCATTCCCCATGATGTTGTGGCAAAATATCTTGAGTGCCATCCGCAGTACCTTCGGGACCTTCGGTTTGGGCATGTGAAGATGAGTCGGCCAATGAGGGCTAAGATAAGCGACCTTCTCGGAGTTGCCGAGGAGGATTTGTTTAGGGAGTATCTGCGCAGAGCCGCAGAGCTTAAGAAAGGTAGGTAAAAGAGATGGCTTACGGAAATAGTTCAGCGCCGGAGAAGCGCAGGGCATTCGCAGCAGACTATGTTGAGGTAGCAGACCGCATCAAGGCTTGGTACGACGCGTATCCAAATGCGCGAATTGAGACCGAGCTTGTACAACTCACCGATAAGGTCGTTGTGATGAAGGCGCAAGTCTTTCGCGGCGAAACATTGGATGAAAAGCCAGCAGGTGTCGGGCATGCCTCTATGTCAATTCCAGGCAGCACCCCATACACGCGTGGGTCGGAGTTGGAGAACACCGAGACAAGCGCCGCTGGGCGTGCGCTTGTGATGGCTGGTCTTCCTTCAAAGAAGGTTGCGTCTGGCGACGAAATCCGCGCCAAGGGTGGCGCCGCAACCAAGGCTGATCCAATCGTCGCTGCGGCAAAGAACATCTTTGACGACGTGAAGATTGAAGATAGCCCAGTGGTGTTGAACTGGCTTGATGCAATTGACTCTGCGAGCGATGCTGCGGAATTGCAGCGAGTTGGTCAGGAAATTGCTGGTCTTGACCTCAGCGAGAATGAGCGTGGCATGCTCCAGAGTGCTTGGAAGAACCGACGCGCGGCTCTTGCCTGATGGAGTTGATCCGCCACGAAGAGCGACATCCTGAGTACGTCAGCGTCAGCGAGTTGAGAGAGTTCCTCTCCTGCCCGCTACGCTGGTGGTACAGGTACCGCCTCGGTCTTTGGACAGACAAGACGACGCCATTCTTTGCTCTTGGGACAGCCGTGCACTCTGGTCTTCAGAACTGGTACCAGCCACTTGATGGCGGCAAGAAGCATGGCGATCTGACAAAGGCGTACGACGCCTACAGGCTGACCTATGCGATTGAGTCGCAAAAGGTTGACTGGATGGCGGAGAAGGAGGCCGACCCCATCAGCCAACAGGCGATGGGTCAGGAGATGCTTCGCGCTGCACTGACTGAGGGTGACGATTGGGTCGCTGAGGCAGTTGAGCGAACGATGTTCGCAGAAATCAAGCACAGCAGGCTTGGCTCGCTTCCCATCAAGTTGAAGGCCCAGGTTGACATGATCACGAAGAGCAGGGATGTAGTCGAGCACAAGACTGCGTCAAGAAAGTGGGAAGAGGGAAAAGAGCACGGTGACGTGCAGGCAACCGCCTATGTCGTGGCGGTTCGCGAGAATTTTGATCATGATCCACAGGTGACATTCAACATCATCAGCAAGAGCTCAAAGGCGCCGAATATTGATCGGAGAGTCACGCGCAGGAGCCAAGATGAGATTGATAGACTCTATATTTCTGTGAGGTCCTTCCTTGACGCGCAAGAGAAGGGGGTCTATCCTAACCCCTCATCGTGGGCACACGCGACATGTGAATACAGGAGGATTTGCGACCAATGGGAAAGCCATCCACAGCTACTACCAGAGAGAAGGGTGCTCAAAACGCTGGTGCCAGGGCTTCGGGAGAGCAAGTCGGCGAAGGAATAGTCGCTCGCACGATGCCAGAGTGGCATGAATGGATCGTGCAAAGGAACCCGCAGGGCAGAATGGGTGATTTCATGGTTGCGATGTCGGGAAAATCACTTGATAAGCGTCAACGAGCTCATTTGGCAACGCTGTATCGCAATTATCCGGGTGGCGCACCGGCAATGATGGCTGCAATCTGTTTTGTGGCGGTGAAAGAGCCAAAAGGCGATCCAGTTTTATACCTGAAACAACTTTCTGACAAAAAAAGATATGGAAATCGCTCTTTGGAGCCAAAAGATAAAGGATTCAGTCGTGACGAATACGTTGAGTCCTGATACCGAGCGTTATGAGACAGGAATTCTCACAAAATCTGGTGTTCCACCACGATATTTGCAGCATTCGTTCTCATCGTTCACCGTTTCTGACAAAACTGCGAAGGCATATGAGGTCGCGACCGAGTGGGCAGCGCTTCAAAATCCAAAAGATCGTGGATTTGCGCTGATCGGACTGCCAGGTGTAGGCAAAACACATCTTGCAGTGGCCGCACTGCGACAGGTTGCGCGACTTTGGGCGCTAGAGCGACAGTCAGAAACAAGCGTAGACATCTATCGCGACCCAAAAACGATGGTTGAGCATAATATGCGCTTCGTCAATGTGCCAATCTTTATGGACAAACTACGAGAGAGCATCAAATTGAGTGAGAGCAGGGCGCAGGACCTGTGGGAATTCGCCCTTGAGCGCGCTTCAGTGGTGGTTCTTGATGATTTCGGTAAGGAAAAGATCACTGACTGGGTGACGGAGCGCCTCTATGTGCTCATTGAGAGCCGATATCAGAACTTAAAGTCAACAATCGTGACCTCCAATCGCACGCTTGATGAGCTTGACGACCTTGGATATGGCGCTGCCGTGAGCAGGCTACAGGAAACCGGTCGTGTTGTTAAAATTGATACCATTGATCAGCGTATAGAGATTGGCTCAAGGTTACGATGGACCGTCAGCTGACACATGCGTCTTTTTTTAGCGGAGTAGGAGGGCTTGATCTTGGATTTCAACGAGCGGGAATCAGAACAGTCAGCGTCTCAGAAATTGACCCTTACGCAAGAGCAGTCCTCGCCAGCAGAATCCCAAACGCCGTCCAGCTCGGAGACATCGTTGCCCTTGCAGATCGTGAGCTTTCCAGCGTGGTTCAGCAACCAGCCGACTTACTTCAACGACGTGTCGGACCCGCTGACAATCAAGGCGGGCCCGCAGGCAGTGATGATTGGAAAACAGCCGATATCTGGAGCGCAGGCTTCCCCTGCCAAGACCTCTCGGTCGCGGGGAAGCGCAAAGGTTTTTCCAAAGGAAAAAGGTCAGTCCTCGCCTTCACATTCCTCAACCTTGTGGAACGATTCCGACCTAGGTGGATCGTGTTGGAGAACGTCCCCGGTCTCTTCTCTTCCAACGACGGAAGGGATTTCCTCGCCCTCCTCAATGAAATGGACGAACTCGGGTATGGCATTTCGTGGCGAACTCTTGACGCTCGCTTCTTCGGAGTCCCCCAACGGCGCCGTCGAGTATTCATTGTCGCGAGTCTTGGAACCGACCGCGCCGGAGAGGTTCTGCTTGAGTGCAACGGCGGCTGTGGGCATACTCAGACGAGCGAATCGTCGTGGCAGAAAACTTCCTCAGGCTCTGAACGAAGCCCTGATGTCGCTGGCGCAATCCTCGCCAGATACCACAAGGGGTTTACCAGCACCCTTGAACACGGACAAATTGTCCTCACCACAGCCCTCACTCGCGGCGGACTCGGCGGAGGATTCGGTGCAGACGACAACGACGCACAGGGAAACAAACTCGTCATTGGTTCGCAGGTTGACGCCAGTGGAGTGCGAGAGACTGATGGGGTGGCCAGACGGGTGGACGATAGCGGACCCAGCACAATGGGCGCCGCGTACACGGGTGAAACGCCAGAAGTAGAGCACAGCGCCTATAGCGTCAGAAAGGATGCGAAAGCTAACAATTTCTCCGCAACTCCGATTGATACCTCACTTGCCCTTAATGCGCTATGGCCTGGCGTACAGAGCCACCACGCACAGACCTTCATTCCTTCTGCGTATAGAAAGAGCAGAAGGGCACAAAGCACTGAAGACGTTGAGACATGGGTTGACGACGGGGTCGCCAATACCCTCAACGTCTTTGACTCAGGAGATACAAGGACGACACACGCAATCCTCACGGGACCACCTGCTGCGGATGATCTGCTTCCAGTCGGGCTGGACTCGCACCGATACCGATGCTGTGGCAACGGGGTTGTGGCAAATGTGGCAGAATGGATCGGACACAGGCTAGTTGACGTGGATAAGAAATGGACAGAGTTGAAGTGATGGAAATAAAAGAGGCATACATCTACGGAACCCCAGTCCCACAGGGCTCTTCCCGCGCGTTCAATCGCGGCGGGCGCGTTGTCGTGACAAGCGACAACCCAAACCTGAAGAAGTGGCGCGAGTATTGCGCGCTTGTGCTTCGGAAGGATATTTCTGCCGGCGTGGCCATTGATGGTCCCGTCTGTGTTGATCTGGCGTTCTATTTTGATCGCCCGAAATCCCATCTGAATGGCTCTGGCAGCCGGAGGAGGGGATATAGCAGCAGTCACATCGTCAAGCCCGATCTGGACAAGTTGGTCAGAGCCATCTTGGATTCAGGGACGGCAGGATTGGTGTGGCGCGATGATGCGCAGGTCGTCCGCTTGACGGCCACAAAAAACTACGTGCAGGCATCAGGTGCGGAAGCGCTTGCGGGCGTGCGCGTAAGAGTATGGAAGGAAGAAGCAAATGATTAAGCTTCAGTTAATTGGTCGCGTGGGCTACAAGCCCGAGTTGCGGCAAACAAAGGCGGGACGACCCGTTGCAAACTTCAATGTGGCAGTTTCTGCGGGCAAGGATGCCAACGGTGAGTACGTCTCAAAGTGGTATCCGGTTACCTGCTGGGACGGTCGCGCAGATCTTGCAGTCAAGATCATTGAAAAGGGCGACCTTGTCTTGATTGAGGGCTCACCAGAGATCAGCAGTTGGGTTGACAAGAAGGAAGAGGAGCACCTTGAGTTGATGGTGCACTGCAAGTTCCTGCAAGTCCTCGCGCGCAGTAGGCGCAACAAGGATGGGGAAGAGTCAGTATCCTCTGTAAGCACACAGGAAGTCGTCCAGACATTTGAAGATCTCCCCTTCTAATCGGTAAGAAGAATGCTCCCAGCACACAACAACAAAATCGCTTTGTATCTCTTGATGAAAAGCAGTTTGCTTGGCGTTGTAAATGCTGGGGGCATCTTCCGTCTATTCTGCTTTGATGACCTCAGAATTGACACAGAAGAGATGGATGTGTACGGAGAAAAGTGGGGGCTCGCATTTGAGGAGTTCGCCGAGATGGCGAGGGTCTTCAAGCATGAAGACTTCCCAGAATTTTTGGGGCTTTATCCACAATCAGCCAACCAGATGATGCTGGAGACCGTTTGGAGGTCAAGCGACAAACTTACGGTTGCATTGCTGGCTGAACTTGTCAGGTCATTCCGTCCCGTGCAGCACGGTCGGATCAGGAAAGACGGGACTTAGTTTGTTATACTTCAGATCCCCAAAATGAGATTAGCGGAGGTTTCCATGGCGATCAAGGCGACAGACGACACATTCCAGAAGCAAGTGCTTGAGGCCACCAAGCCAGTAATCGTTGATCTCTGGGCGCCATGGTGCCAGCCATGCAAACAGATTGATAAAGACCTCGCCGAGATTGAGGCGCAGTACGGCAACAAGGTCACGGTTGTCAAGGTGAACGTTGATGAGAACCCAAACTTGGTCAAGAGCCTTGAGATTAACTCCGTTCCCACGATCCTGTTCTATGCCCATCGCAACGCTGCCCCAATCTCCATCGTGGGGGCTACAACATCTAAGCAGATTGCGAAACGATTCCGCCTGTCAGAGCTACTAGGCTGATGCGCGACGGCGTCGTAAATTTTTTTATTTTTCAGGAACCGTCTCCCCTCCCTCCCTGCTGCCGCAGTACGGGGTGGAGCCGATGAGTCGTCCACACATCGAGTGCTCACTAATTGAATATGTCGAGGTCAGCACGCTGACAACACACCCTCGCAATGCGAGAGATGGCGACATCGGGGCCATCATCACCAGCATCCAGCAGAACGGGTGGTTCGGAACCATCGTCGCACAGCGGTCCACCCGCTACATCCTTGCCGGCAACCATCGCTTCATGGCAGCCAGGCAGCTCGGGATGACCCATGTTCCAGTCTTCTGGGTTGACTGTGATGACGAGCGAGCCTTGGCAATCCTGATCGCAGATAACAGGACGAGCGATATCGGGCGCTGGGACGAACAGGGACTGATAGACATCCTCTCAGACCTTCAGCAGTCTGATCTCCTGCTAGGGACGGGCTATGACGACGAGGACCTTGCGAAGCTGCTTGGAGATCAGGGCTCTCAGATCGTGGAGAAGGAAGAGCGCTTGATTGAGTGCCCCAAATGCGGAGAGCGCTTCAGTGCTGGGGCGAAGTCTCGCTCCCAAACACCTGCCCAAGATCAGGAGCAATAAAGCCCGCTGGCACCCCATCCCACAGGATGCGGAACTCCCCACCCCTCCCCGCCTCGTAATCCTGCTTGAGCCAGGTGCCGATGATCGCCATGGTGTCCTCTTCGGTGAGGGCGATATCTGAGGCCCCATCGTGCTCGATGCGCCACATAGGTACCTTGCCGGTTATGCGAGTTACGCGGTAATCGTTCACGCCTACAGTTTACCCCCTTACAGCACGCCGCCCTCTTGCCAAGACATCTGCAAACGGTTAGAATGACGGCACCATTCAACCAGAGCCGAGGAGCGATATGACGCGACCGAAGTGGACGAAGTCGTTCATCTTCCAACTTGATTGGGGCACGGGGATGCCGATCAAGGGGCTCAACCTCTGGGAGGACACCTTGCGCTACCTCGAAGGGCTGCTCAAGAAATACAAACTTGACTTGGTGCAGGTCTACATCCACTGGCACAAGGACCCTGATGAGATCCACTACTGCGGCGTGACGTGGATGGACGAGCGACGCATGGCGTTCTGCGCTGGGAACGACAAGGAGACGATGCTCCATGAGGTTGCCCATCTCATGATGATGTACCCAGAACACGATGAGTTGTGGTCTGCCCAGTTGCTGACCCTGCACAAGGATAACCTGACAGGAAAAGAGCTCCGAAATGCAGACGCCGAGCTTTGCAAGGATTACACCGCTGCTGCAAAAACGTACAAGAAGCGCTACGGCAAAGCGCCACCCAGGGTGACGAAGCGCCGCCGTAACAGTGCTGTTGACGACAAGAAAAAGACAGATTAGAATTGCGATAAGGAGCGATAGTGCAGCAGGAAAAGCTCAAGGAAAACGCCTTCACGTTCTACCAGCGCCAGGCTGGCAAGACCGCTCGTGAGATCTACTCTTTTGACGACGTCCGTCATTCGCGTATCGCCGTTGCCTCCATGGGGCTCGCTGGCGAAACTGGGGAGTTGATTGACATGCTCAAGAAGTGGGTCGGACATGGACATGAGTTGAACCTCAGCGAGGTTGAGAAGGAGCTTGGCGACATCATCTGGTATGTCTCGGAGATCGCGACGGCGCTTGAGCTGCGCCTCGCAGACATCACCGAAAAGAACCTTGACAAACTTGCGGCGAGATACCCAGATGGGTTCTCTGAGGATAGGAGCATAAATCGCTGATGTACGAAGAGCCATCGCGCATCTGCGTGCGCTGTAAAGATGACTGGCCGGACGACGGGGAGTTCTACCGCCCCGGTCGGAAGCAGTGCCGCGCCTGTGAGTACGAGGTCAAGCTGCTCACGTTTTCGCGAACCCCTGAGGGGCGAGCGTTGGAGGCAGAGCGATCTAGGCGGCGAAGAGAAGAGAGTAGGTTGAAAAAAGATGCCTGAACTCAATGCAAACATCCCGATCATCGAGTGCTATGTGCGCGGGAACTATTTGCGCGACCAACAGGACAGCCACGACAAATACTTCTCGGTTGCCGTCTTTGGTGTTGCATCAATCATAGGCAGAAGCCCGCTCTTTCACTTCATGATGGAAGACGGGGGTCTCTGGTGGAGGGCACCCATCAGTGCGTTCTGTGCGAAGCCTGGCGTGCCAGAGGTGGATATTCACGACCTCGTGCTCTGGAACTCCTTCTCTCCAAACATTGCTGTCACAAAATTCTATGCGCTTGATGGCATGAGGGTCTCCTACATTGACCGCCATAAGAACCATATCGGGGGGAAGTATCTCTTCACGCTTGATTGGAGCGCGCCCGACTACAACACGCTGGATATCGGATACAGCGAGAGCCCGGGTCAGCACAAGTGCGGGCATGTCATCGCTCGAGATGACGGGAACTTCGCGATCCAGCCGAACAACCGCATTTACCTCTACGATCCTTCATTCTCGGTCAAGCCGAATGAGAACCTGATCCAGCGCAAGGTCAACACGCGCAAATGGGATGTGGAAGATGCATCCAAGTGGATCACCTCAGATGACGATCTCTATAACTACGGCGTGGTGAATAACCCGCTTACGCCAACAAAAAAAGCGCGCCCAGCAGAATCTAGGCGCAGAAGCATGAAAGGATAGAGGAATGAACACATCAACCGATACGTTGGATCTCGCGAAAAATCGTGCGCGAATGGTAGCAATGCCAGATGGTCGAGATATGTTGATCACCTATGATCCGAATCACGGAACATGGGCGTTGATGTATCTTCACCCAGGAGCCACCGCTGACGACGACAAGTTTGAGCCAGTGCCTTCCGTAGACGACGGAAAACTAATCTGGCTTTCTACCAAGGAAGCGCTTGATCTGTTGATGTCCTTGTACAACACCAGCGATGTTGAGGACCGAACATCGTTTGCCGAAGTTCTCTGGGCAGTGCGGACCAGCAAATCTCTTGAGGACTAGATCGCGGAGGGGTAGCTCAGCGGTTTAGAGCACTCGGCTTATATCCGAGCGGTCCTTGGTTCAAATCCAAGCCCCTCTACAATCACCTCTTGACACTGATCTAACGCGCCCGCAAAAAAAAATTATGGCACCGGTGGGGGTTTGGGGTCAGGTCTTGACAGTCGTTGGGGGGTTG